AACTTTAGCTGGGGGTCTAGGAGGAGTTGGTGTACGACATAGGCTGCTGTGATGTAGCTCTTACCTACCCCACGGAAGGCTTCAATGATGCAACGCTTCGGTGAGTGCTGTAGGTAGTGTGCTATGTCGTACTGAATAGGTGTTGGCTCTGGGAGTCCTAAATGTTGCCATACAAGGTATGTGAAGTTTCTAAAGTCTTTTAAGGCTTCAGGTATATTAGTCATCATACACTACGTGAATAGGGTGGTCATGTGTGTCAACAGTCTTAGCCCATATAGCGTTAATAGGAGCTACACCAAACTCAAAGGTTACTTCTGTTGTCTTGTGGTTAGACGTTGCACCATCAATAAGAAAACCAGTAGTAGGTGCTACTGTATTTGTACCAAAACCTACAGTAATCTGATGAGCATCTTCGTTGTTTTGTATCATAAGATAGGTACGAGTATGGTCTTCGTCTAATACCTTAGTCCAGTTACCACCAGTTAGAGTTACTGTTATGTGTTTAAGACTTGCGTTGTGTGCTACTGTCATTGCATTGCCTCCATGCTATCAAATGGTAGGCTCTCCAGTAGGTTAGCCATGGGTGACTCAGCCATGATTACATCAAGACTAGCACCGTTGTCCTTGAGAAACTTAACAGCTACTGATAGTTCACTTGCTGTCGCTTCTCCGCTCCTCACTCGTAGGAGTAACTCTTTCGTCACTTCCTCGTGTAGGGTGTCCATCAGTTGTTTTTGTGTCATCTATCTTTTCTCCACGGTTCTTAGCCGCCTGTTCAGCAGTAGTCTGATTAAACATATTAAAGATATGCGTACTCACTTACTAACACCCTTTATCTTTTCAAAAGTTCTAAGTCCTGCCATGCCAAGCATTGCAAAGGTTAATTCAAGAAGTACGTCAGACGGAACAGTAGGAACTTCTCCCTCTATCCCTGCCATGTTCATACCCCACTGTGCAAAGTTAGCACCAATAAATAACCAGAAGATACCCAGCGCACATGACCAGCCAATAGCAGGTCTCCAGCCAGCTACAAAGATATTCTTGTGTTGTGCTTCTGTCTGGTTTGTGGCTATCTGAGCTAGGTTAATATTACTAGCGTTGTCTATCAGGGTTTTTTCTATATCCTGTAGAGCCTTTGCCTTACCATTCTCATCTGGAATAGTCTTGTCTATCACACTACTAATAAGTGGTAGTAGTTGTGGTATTAGAGCAGTAATCATAAATGCTCTCCTATTTTCTCACACTTAGCTCCTACAACGTAGGGTGGATAGAACATCTGTGGAATAACAGCCTTCATTTCTTCCAGCCGTTGTTCACACAGTTGTTCTGTTCTAAGTAGGCCTCTCTTGTCTTGAAGCTCTACGCAGGGTGGTTCTGCATTGGGCAGCATACTACACACCAGTATCATAGCCTGAAACATTACATGACTTTAGAAAATAACATAGCAGCTAGTGCAACCATAGCAAAGGTAGAACCCATAATCATAGCCTCTAACCTCCACATACGTTTTTCTAAACCTTCTAGTTTCTCTGTGATACCCTTGTAACGCTCTAGACAGAGTGCCTCATGATTATCTAGTTGTGTTTGCGTACTCATTATCATACCTCGTCAGGCCAGTTATTAATAGGTGCGTTTCCAGTAGGTATGCCCTCAGCGTCCACAGGAGCGTCATACAGGGCGATAAAGGCTTCATGGGTAGTAGTACCGCTAATAGCTGCTTCTATCGCTCCTGAGGCTTCCCTGACCGACTGACGGTATGTTAGGATTTCTGAGGGGATTGCTACATCTGTCTCAGCCTTCCTAGTTACATACCAGTCAGTAGGTGCTAGTAGTCCTGCTGCCTGTGTTTTTGCTAGTGCAATAGCCTGTGACTTGAGGCCAAGAATGACCATCTGCTCACCATCTTCTAGTACAGGATTGCCATCCTCGTCTACAGCATTGACATCCTCTAGTGCCTTAGGGGTACTTGCGTCCCACCAGAAGCGATTGTCAAAGGAGGGTGCAGGGTCAACCCACACCATCCCCTTACTAGTTTTCTCAGCATCACTCCACCGCCCCCACGAGGTTGGGTGGGTAATATTGTCAGAGTCTTTCCAACTCCGTCCTTCTCTTATTCTTTTACCTTGATATGTCCACATAATGTCACCTCGCGTTGGCATATTTGAATGGTTGTTCGGCTAGGGCTAAATATATATAGCTACTGCCACTGGCATTAGTTGATGAAGCATTGAGGCGCAACTTGAAACCATTACTACAATAATCGGCAACATTGGCTAAAGTAGCCTCTGCGTTACTGCTTTCTGCAAGTAGATACAAATCCAAATCATTATATGGGTTTCTAGTAGAATCTTGAATGACCCAACTACCAGTAGTATTTGTCCGTTTAATCATAACCCACGCTGGCCTAAACCCTGTATAGACAAACGTGCCATCTGTCGAACCATTGCCCGTGTATGACCCCACGCGACACAGATTTTCGGCGTTTGCGAAACAGTAGGCTATGCAATCACCAGACCCAAATATGTAATCGTCATCCAAGCTAAAGACTGATGATGTTGGGTTGGCTAATCCAAATGGGTCATTTAGTTTTGCGCTTGTTTGATTGAGTGCTAAGTAATCAACAGAACCATCAATTATGTCCGTGAATGTGTACCACGCTCCACCAGCGGTATCTCTATTCTTGGTAATAATTAAAGACGGCTTTTGCCCAAGGCCGTGTCCAACCGTGTAGCCACCAGCCTGTGTGGTAAATCCTACAACGCTGAACCATTTAGTTCCATCACCTGTTTGAGACACGCTTACAGTGCTGGTAATACTGCCATCAGTGTTGCTTACGCCAGAGCCGCCAGCTTTCCAGTTCCAAGCGACAAATGTATCACCGCTTCCGTTAAAGCTACCACCACCATTAGTTAAAGTAAATCCATCAGCATCAAATGACGAAAAGTAAGTAGTGTAATTAGTTTCTGCATCAGTAGTGTTAGAAAACAAGCTGTACCCAGCACCACGCACAGAATCAATTAGATTATGATTTGCTATATTACTTCTTTTCTTAAGCCATACCAAGTCAGGCTGGAAACCTACGCCACTAACAGACTGCGTACCGCCATTACCCGTATAAAGCACCGTATTAAAGTAATCCTCTGGCGTTTCATCAGCCAGCGTGTCTATCGCACCTTTTGGCAGATTGGCTGAACACAAGGATAAGAAGCCAGACGGTGGCGCATACTTGAAGTCACCGTAGCCGTTCTCATCAGCATTGCCGCCAGCCGCAGTTGCGCCAGCGAATGTGCTGTCCTGACCGAAGTTGAACGTATAGGTTTCGTTGAGTGAACCACCCCTTGTTATGCAAGCGTGAAAATCTGTTTCTGGGCTTGTAAAGCAAGCGGATATATCAAGACCACCAGTGCCAGCGGCGGGGTCAGCACTATTGCGCCATGCTCCATTTTTTGCAAAGTAAAGTTTCTGATTATCCATATCAATGGCGATAGTGTGTATATCCCCATCAGATGTAAAGTTTGCGCTTTGTACTGTGTAACCAGTCGCTGTGGAAACAGTGCCTTCAACATTAAACCCACCATCATAGGTTTGATAATAAACGCCGTGGTCGCCAGTAAATTCGTTATCGCCTTCGTATATATTGTTTGAAAATCCAATGTAAGCCCCACCGCCACTGGTATAATCATAGGCCTGAAACTCATATATCCATTTGCCTGTCGATGGAATGGCAAAGGTTGAGTGTACAGCCCTGTTGTTTGTTGTCGTTGAGATTTTAAGATTGCCCTCTGCAAACGTCATTACGTTCCAGTTTAATGGATTCATCACCGCAAAATTATTAGTGGGTGCGTCTAAGACAACATCCGTATATGTCAAATTGTTAGGTGACCAGTTGTTGTTATTACCAGACACATCATCAAAAAAAGTGTATGCCTCAAACGGATTTACACCACTAGCTCTTGCTTGGTTGTTAGCAGTTCCATCATTATTGTTAGAACTAATGTCATCGCCAATGGTTAGGCTGGTAGCAGTAAGCAACTTTGTGTTAGTAACGTCTGTCAGTGTGGATGTTGGCACAGTAAAACTACTGTCAGAGTTTCTTATTGAAGACCCAACAATAAAACGAACATTGCTCACATAACCTTTGTACGCTTTCTGCCCTGCATAGGATTCGCCTATCCTAAATGCTGAAAGGTTATATGACGTTGTGTTATTAATTACGTTGCCGCCAGATATTGAGCCGTTAGATGCTGAAAAAGATTGTATGTTTGTTAAACGCACTCCATCCAAAAACATCCGCAAAGTGCCACTAGTTCTGCTTATTGTGATATGATGCCAAGTGTTTGGCTTTATATCACCAGAAGTATAATCCCATCCCCAAGACTGACCATTTCCTATGTACCAAGCAAAATGCTCATTGGCTGAACGGAAGTCTGGTTGCAATGTCATAAACTGTGAAGAACCATCATAGTTTCCAAGCATATAACCGTAGTCACCAGAGCCAGAAACCATATCAGTGTTAAAGAAACACTCTAGTTCAAAATCATCTGAACTTCCTACGTCATACAAAGATGAGCTACTATAGACCACGCTGTCACTACTACCATCAAAGTAGTAAGACGAGCCAGCGTCTATGTCGTTTGGAAACTGCAATCTAAAACCGTTAGTGCCAAAGGTTAGCCCAGACGTGTCCTTTGGTATCCAGATGCCTGACTTAACCTCTCCAAAGCTGGTAGGGTCTAGGGCTTGACCGTCAATAAAGTTAACGTCTGCCATATAACCGTCATAGTAATTTGAATTATGAAAAGCAGACCTACCAACATTATATGGGTAAGTAGTGCTATTTATAACACCATCAG